AAAGCCAAAGCCCGGTATGTAGGTGTACTTAACGAACATACGGCGCGATTCAGGAAGCTCCGCGTCGTCTTCGTCGTAGTTACGAACAATACTTAGGATTTTCTTGGTTGTGACATCCATGGAAACTCGGTAAGGAATTTCCAAACCGGACTCTTTGCCTTTGTATTTATGCTCAAGTCCTCGGACGTTAAGTTCGCAGCAAGTTTCATAGATTTCTCTGTCTCGATCTTCTGGATTAAAGCTCTCCGTAGTAATGCCCTCTTGCGATTTCTTTTCGCGCTGGAGGCTGTCGAGACTGGGTGCGTTGGCGGGACTGAGTTCAACGTCACGATAGACCTCCAAAATCTGCAAACGCTTGACCGTGGACGGCTTCATAAACGTGCGATGCGTAACCCGCTTCGCATTTTGCAAATCTGTGGCGTTGCTGTTGACGATCAGGTCGTTCGCATCAACCGTTTCCGACACCGGACGATTTCTGAGCGGGCAATAATAGACTTTCTTAAACGCCGTGCCGCCAAAGCCCAGCATCAGAAACATGCGATCCGTGTCGGGATAGTATTCCGTCGCCGTGCTGGTCAAATAATGGTTCATATCGCGCTCAAGCGCGTCCGCCAACTGATCTTCTTGAAGATTGGCGTTGTTGTTGTCATTACGGACCTTAACCGGACCATCGGTCGGCAGCATTTCGGCGCGCGCATTAGCCTGAAACCGCAAAACAGCTTCCAACAGCAGCGGATGACGCACCCGGCTCATGCCTTCGACCGGCGCACCTTCAGCAGAACCACCCAGACCAGGGATTTCCACCTTCAGACCCAGCAGCTTCAGGCCGTTCGCACGGTCCTCAATCCAATCCTTGCGGCTGTCCAGGTCATCGCTGATGCCGCGCATCAAATCATCGCCAATGCGGCTCAGTTCCATCTCGTCAATCTGATCAACGAGGTTATCAAACCAGCCCGAAGGGCCAGCTTTAGCTTTTTCTAAGGGAGAGCCATCAATGCTGACCGTGATTGAGCCATCTTCATGCTCAATCTTCAGCAGATTACCTTTGTCGTCGTAATGTTTTTTGTTGCCGTCGCCATCAGCCCCATCTTCTGCAATCTCAATCGTCACGTCGCCTTCAGGCATCGGTGGCGCAACCGGAGGAAGCGCACGGATATTGGGATTCAGTCCAGGGACCAAAGGCATTGGCTATTCCTTACGAAGATCAAACTCGTCAACGAACCTATTTAAGGCTTCTTTGGCGGCTAAGGTATCACTTTCGGCCACAACCGTATAGAAGGCCTTGCAATTTGCTGGGGTTTCACACCAAACGGTAATCCTGTAACCCGCTATGGGAGAATCTACCAAGTCCAAAACGCGCCTCGCCATCACGTTGACCGGTAGGGACATGGATTAGCCCGGATACAGGGGGGTTTGAGATTTGCCCGTAAATTGCATGCTGTTTTCGATCTCCGCCCGGAACTCCGCACCGCGCATCAGCATCCCCAAATCCCGTAAATGCCTTAAAGACATCGATACGGTATCGACCAAGTCGTCGTGCTTGCCCTTGGGAAAAGTGCCCACCTGAGTGATCAAAGTATCCGCCCAGGACTTGTCGGGGGCATAAACCATGCCCTCCGCAAACAAATGCTGGACCGAATACAGCCTAGACAGCTTATCAACGCTCTTGGGATCGTAAAGCTGCACGGCAAACTTCTCGTTGTTATACAAACGGCGGATTTCCTGCGCCACAGAATGACCCGCAGCCTTATTCTCAATCAGCAGCTTGTCAACCTTCATCAGCTTGCAGCTTTCCGCAACCTTCTTGATCAATTCATGCAATTCCAGGCGCTCTTGCCACGCATACATCAACATAACCTTGGGCGATTGCCGGTCGTTGTAAGACCGCGTGATCGTGCCGCCGTCTGCTTTTTGGGCCTGAGCCACAACATCGCCGGAAAATACGCCCCAAACGCTTAAGGCGCTGAAATCATTCTCTGTTTTGGTCGTATACGCCGTGTCCAAGCTCGCCATGACGTAATCCATCGGCGGATAAACGTTCTCAGACCACAATTTCCACCAGTCCCGCTTGATAATACCGCCGCCCTTCGGCTCAGGACGCTGCTGAAGCTGCCCAGCCGACGCATACGGCCCAAGCTGGCGCTCCAAAATCTTAACTTCCGGCTCCCCAAAGCGATCCGGCCAAAGAAGCTCACCCTCAGACGTTCGAGGGTCTTTCCAGCCAATACCCGTCGAAAATGACCGCTCCGACTCATACCGCATCGGCAAACACAAATGCGTCCAGTCGCCCACGTCCTTGGACAGGATGTGCCCGGTCAAATCCTCTTCCGACAGCCGCTGCTGAATCACAACGAAAGCGCCGGTCTTGGGGTCGTTAAGCCTCGTACTTAGGGCATTGTCCCACCAGTCAATCGTGCTTTGAATGGTAGCCTCGCTAAAGGCTTCCTGGGCGGCATTGGGATCGTCAACCACAATGATCGATCCGCCTTCACCCGTCAGCGCCGACCCAACCGACGTACTCAGCCGAGAACCCTTTTGGTTGTTGTCAAACCGGGTCTTCGTGTTCTGATCGCCAACCAGCTTAAATCGCTCGCCCCAAAGCTTCTGATACCAAGGGCTTTCAATCAACCGACGACACTTGACGCTGTCACGCAACGACAACTGCTGTGCATACGACGCATGCAAAAACTGTACCCCAGGACCAGACGTCGGGTTGCTATACCGCTGCGCCCAAACCCACGCCGGAAACGCCACACTGGTAATCGTAGACTTGGAACACCTCGGCGGAATGTTAATGATCAACCGCCGTATGTCGCCGTCAGCCACAGCCTGAAGATGCTCCGCAACCGCCTCAATCGGCCAGCCGGGAACGAACGTGCTGGAATCAATGTACCGCCATGCATACTGCAAAAACGTGTACAAGCTGTCCTCGCAGTCGGCCCGATCAAGCGAAGCTAACGCTTGCTCCGCGTCAATCTGCTTGCCGTCAATCAGGATAGTCTTGCCCATTTACAATCCAAACTTAAGAACTCTGCTCTCTAAAGAAGCAATTGGCCGTAACCGATCCGCGGCAATAAAATGATTTAGAATACCATGTCCAAAATCTTTTATAGGCGCTGACAAAATTTCAGACTTCCAAGCCCAGCCTAAGAAAGAGACTTCCTTTGTATCATCAACATATTTTGCTAATATAAAAATATCAGCATCAACTTTGCCTTGTTCAACAATCAAATTGTACGGTTTTCGCGCCGTCTTAACGTCAACTTTGAATCCTAATGGTAATATAAAATCCGTCCCACCGTCGCCCTTGGAACGTAAAGCTAAGTCCATCTTAAGTCCAAAGCGCAAAGCAAACGCAGCTTCGCCAACCATACCAACAGATTCATAGCCCTCGCTCAAAGGCCGTGAAGATGCATGGCTTGTATGACTATCGTGCCGCGCGGAAGCGTGAGACTCAATAAGGTCAGATAAAATCATTACGACAAACTCTTCTGCCGCCGCCACTCGTCAACGCACGACCAGTACGCAACTTCCTCCGCCGTCGTGGATACCAAACCGCCGTCATGCTCACAGATCGCAGCCCGCTCATCAAAAAGGTCGGTCCAATCTTGAGTGTCAAATCCTGAGCGGAACTTCGCGCGGTCAATGTTGTCCAGAAACTCTTTCAGCTTCTCAGACATGATCATTGCGCCATCAAATCATCAATCATCGCCCTAATCTCATCAGGCGTCTTGCCAACGTGATCAGGCATCCCAGGAACTAGCATCGCAATAAACTGCTTCTTCTGCCGGATGCAACGCTCCAAATGCTCAAGCTCACACCGTAAAAAATCAATCTGTTCTTCAACCGGAATCATTTCAATTCTCCCCTATTAAGTTTTTCAATCTCGCTAATGGCACGACGCAATGACTCTAACTCAGAGCCAGCGTCCATGACCCCATGCGCGTCACGGTTCTCCAGAAACATGCTCGCCATGCCCCACGCCGCTTCCTCGCGTTTACGCAATGAGTCTAGTAGGTCTTCAATTGGGGTCATCCCAGATACTCCATATGTACAACACCTGCTTCGTGCGCTTCGTCTATCGTAATGTCGGTTATCTTCGCATCCCTCCACACTGATGCGTTCATGGTGTCAACCATGCCGCCAGAGTGGCTGGTTATCATGCCAGAAAAATGTAGTTGAAGAATCAGCTTGCCGGTCCACGGCTGAACACGATACCGCCGCTTACCTGTTGGTTTTGCGTGTCTGAGCATCTACTCCTCCTGCGGCGAGGCGGCGTCGATCATGGCTATCCACGCAAAATATGGTTTAAGTGGGCCATCTTCGGGATGACCAGCATCTTTCATCTCCGTTGTCGGCTCCCGCATCGCCCGAATCGCGGCGCGGGCTAGTTCTTCGTATGTAGCTAGTGGTCCTGTTTTGTCATTCTCATCACAGGCGCGGATAGCCTTCGCCACCCTCAGTTCCATCTCAGTCGGTTCGCGGGTCACCATTTCATCCACCTCAAAGCAATGTACCCACCAAGGAACGCGCCAAGCATCGACGCTACTGGGGTATCAAGAAAGTTAATGAAGGTCATGGATTGTAACTCCCATCCTCAACGTCAGCAGGTATAACGGGGGCCATGCCGCAGAAGCCGTACGGCGGGCTGTCGTTGCCATTGGGCCTATCCCAGCGCCACGCCATGCATCTAGAACCAAAGCACACCTGGGCAAACTCACTGGACATGGTAAGCGGGCATAATTTAACAATCGCTTCGTCTTCAAGAGTAGTGCTCATTGTTCAATTCCCTAAAAAGTCCGTTGCCAATTACGCAAGGATTGAAATGCTTGAACCAAAGCAGCAATCCTGGCGGGCGTCATATCCTCCCAATTCTTTTTCCCTATATGGGCAATCAAAGCCAGGAGATGTTCAGGCTTAGTAAGCCGATCAAGGTCAATCCAATAATCTTTGTGACCCCAATCAAACGTCACGTTCCTATCGTCAATAACAAAGCCATAGTAAGGAGGTGGCCTCGATAAAAAATCTTTCAGATCAAAGCAAGTCATCATGTGCTTCTCAGGCTTGTCGGCGTACCAGGACACCGAACAGACCGGGCATACCTTGATGGTCGTACTCATAATTCAATTCCTTTCAATTCTTTTTAAGTGCGTGTGCGAACGCTAGGCCCCTGTCAGTTATCATCAGCCAGTACCCAGCCTTCTTGCCGCCGTGCGCGTGAGTGTACGATATCGCTCGCAAAGCAATAAGCTCAAACACCTCACGCTCCAGGCGAGGCACATACAGAAACGTCAGGCGCGCAACACGGTTTAGAAGATCGCGCGCGTCTCCAGACTTGATGGCATTGTGTACGTCGGACATGCCTAATTTATAAATTACTCTCGGCGTGATCGCAAAGCTTCTGCCAAAGGTGGTCGCTGCAAACGACGTCATCGACCTCGTCAGCCGTGGCGTGTCGATCATCGACCTTGACCGCAATGACTTCTACATCGGGCGCTTCGGGCGGCTCCCCGGCGCAGTCATACGTCGGGCCACGGGCCGCGTGACCGGGCGTATAGACATACAGAATTTTCAGCGTGACGTCGTTATCGCCGTCGAAGCTGTGGTTGAGCGTCACTGTGTGCTGATTGCTTAAGCGGCTCATGTTGCGTCTCCAATGGCGCGCGGCGTGATCCAGGCGGGGGTGTTGTCGAGCGCGAAGATGTTCATGCTTCACTCATGATGAACGGCAATGGCCTTGCCTTCCGCTCCGAAGGCTACAACCTCCATGTATGATCCGTCGTCCAGGACGAGCTTGAGCTTTGTGATGGCGGGCGGGCTGTCCATGGATCGCCGCAGGCCGTTGGATGACGTGATCTCGATCTTGACGACGCTGGTGATGGTCAATGACGAAATGTAGCGCATGTTCTGCGTTCCTATCCAGGTTCAGGACACAATTGCCCCGCCCCCGATCTTAGGGGGTCCAGCTTAGGACGCAAGCACTTTCTATGGGCTTATATGTAATTAATTAATAGCCGACTATGGATAACCAAATATGGATAGCCAGCTATGCATCAGCCCAATAAGGATAGGAAGCTATTCATCATCGTTTCGACTCGACACAGCCGTCAACAAAGCGGCCCGCAACGCATCGCGCGCATCCGGCGAAAGCTCGCCCGCATCGACCTGAATCGATTGCACCTGAATCGGCCCGCCGTCCGCGCCGGTCAAAGCTGCCTGGACCCGGTCGCCGTAAGACCGCGGCTTGAGCTTGCATGCGATCCATTTGTACGCATCCAACTTCAGGCGCGCGACGTTGACTTCGAGCGCATCGTTGAACGGCCCGTTGACCGCGTCGATCATCATCGCCGCAAACGTGTCCGCGGAATCTTCTTTCGCGCGCGCGTAATTGGACGCAAACGAAGGCTCGGCGCGCAACCAATTATATATTGCTGTTAAACACGGCAGACCGTCCATTTTCGATATTTCGTTTAATGATTTACCTTCGGCCAACAGCGTACAAATTTCCGTGGCAATTTGTGGATCATAATTACTTGGCCGTCCGATTTTCTTTTTAGCCTGGAACGGAAAGCTTGGCGGGATGATTTCGATTTCCTGTGCGGGTTTCTTTTTTCTGGGTTTGGCTTTGTTCTCGTCGGTCATTTTCAATTCCTAAGTGTCTTTTCATTCAAAACTGGTCTGTGTTCCATGTTCCAACATGCCGAAAACTGGGTAGAACGCCTAACCTATTGAAGTAATTGACTGTTCCCGTGTTCCGACCTGTTCCGACCATTTCCCAACATATATACTACTACTATACCTATCTACTATATAACCATACCCTTATGTATATTAGTTGGAACAACTGGAACAGTGGAACCACACCTAACAAATCAATGACTTACAAGTTCCGATTTTTTGTTCCATCTGCCCTGTTCCAACCAATTATGATGCCAATCTTAAAACGGGTCATCGAGCAACTCCCGCCCTTCAGTTTCGCGAAACACATTTAAGGTCGGTTCCATGTCTCTTTTGGAGTACATCCAGACCGTCTTGTGTCCCTGCCTAACCTTCTTCTTGAACCATCCGGCATGGCTCAGGTAGCGGCTGATCCGAAGAGTGTCGGAGCGGGTCCATTCGCCCTTTTTTAATAAATCCAGGCACTCTGATAAAATCGAATTAATTGTCACGCTAGAGCGACCGACTAAATATTCCTCAATTACGCTGTCCCAGGGATCGGTCTCGTAACGTTCGGACTGTACCGCCGTGGCATCGCCGACCATGTCGCCGCCTAGCCACCATTGCTCACCGGCATCATATCGCGCCTTGGCCTCGGCCCATAGCTGGTCGCGGACTTCCGCTATCGCGGTGACGTCGATCGTCGAGACCGCCATCGGCCAAAACCTACGGGCACCAGTCGGGTCTTTTAGGTAGCCGTCGCCGCCGGGGTTGACGGTCCCGGCAAATACGCATGTCCGGGGGTAGTCCATCGCCAACCTGCCGTACGGGTCGCGGTACCGGTCCACACGGCTCGTTAGGAACTGCTTGATGCGGTTCGCGTCGGACCTGCCCAGGGTAGCCAACTCCGCGATCTCGATGGCCCACAGCCCTCTAATCTGTAGCAGGGAGTCTTTGGAGCTTAGATCGGGCAAATGGTCCGAGAACCACCTCGATCCGAACAGGGTGCGGAAGAAGGTGCTTTTATTTAGCCCCTGGTCGCCTTCCAAAATCAGCATGGCATCAGCTTGGCATCCCGGCTGGTATATGCGCGCGACGGCCTGAATTAACCACTTTGCCGACATGGCCTTGTGCAGGGGGGTGTCGATGATACCGGCGTGATCGATCAACAGCCGGTCG